GGAAATTGCAAATATTTATAAAGCAATTAATAGAGTTTCAAACAGACTGAATGAAATGTCTGAAAAACTTGACTTGGTGATGCAAATGCTTAATGCGGAATCTAATCGTAAAATTCTAATTAATGGTGATGGTATTGACGGTCTGGCTGAACTTGTATCAACGCATGATTCGGCACTTGATGAACTGGCTACTTTAGTTGCAGGCATTGGAGGTGGAAACAATGGTTAAATTTTTCGAAGAACGAGTAATCAATGGGCTGAAAAAATGGACAGATGTTCCTGAGCTGTGGAATAAGAAGGTAATTGAAAGACTTCAAAAGGATGGCTATGTACTGAATGAGGACGGGACAGTAACAGAATCAAAACCAGGAATAGTGAAATAAAATACGTGCAAGGGAGAAAATATGGAAATTAAAGGAATTGACGTATCATCTTATCAGAGTAAGCCAGACTGGGCGAAAGTATCGAATTCTGAAATTAAGTTTGCAATATTGAGAATCCATCAAAAATCTGGAACTGATTCCTCTTTTGAGCATAACTACAAAGGATGCAAGTCAAATGGAATCCTTGTCGGCGGATATAAATACAGTTACGCTCTGACACCGGCACAGGCAATTGATGAAGCTGAGAGCGTAATTTCTGTTCTTGGCGGACGCGGAATGGACTTTCCAATCTTCTACGACCTTGAATGGAGTCAGCAGAAAAACCTTGGAAAACAGGCGATTGAGAACATTGCAGTAGCATTTCTGACCAGAATCAAAAAAGCCGGTTATAAGGTCGGTATCTACTGCAATCTTGATTGGTACAATAACGTTCTGTCAGACACCCTGAAAAAGTACGATTGCTGGATTGCTCGTTATCCGGCTAGTGATAATGGCTCTGTACAGGAAAGATTGCGTCCATCTGTTGGTGTAGGCTGGCAGTATTCCAGTAGAGGAAAAGTATCCGGCATTAGTGGTAACGTTGACATGGATGTATTCTATAAGGATTACAAAGAGGAGGTTTCTGCAATGGATAAAGCTATTGAAAAAGTGATTCTCATTGCAAAAAATGAGATTGGATACCTTGAAAAGAAGAGCAATAGTCAGCTCGACAGTAAGACTGCAAACGCCGGTTCGAACAACTATACGAAGTATTGGCGAGACATTAAGCCATCATATCAAGGACAGCCTTGGTGCGCAGCATTCGTGAGTTGGTGTTTTATGGAAGCATTCGGACAGGAAAAAGCAAAGAAACTGTTGAAACACTGGCCCTATGTTTACTGCCCAACACTTGGTAATCTGTTTACAAGGAACGCTAATCCAAAGATTGGCGATATTGTAATCTTTTATCGTAACGGAACTTTTGCTCATACCGGCATCGTAACGGCTGTAATCGGAGACAGGTTCTATACCATCGAGGGAAATACTTCTGGCGCATCTGGAATTATTGCAAATGGCGGCGGTGTCTGCGCAAAGAGTTATCTTAACAGTCAGATGCCCGGAACTAAGTTCTGCACACCGGATTACAGTATTGTATCTGATACATCACAAACAGGAGAGAAATATATGTTTAATCCAGAGACAGTAAAAGCAGGAGACAAAAACACATCTGTACTCCTCCTACAGGAAATTTTAAGAGCCAGAGGTTTTAAAGGTAAAAACGGCAAAGTTTTGAAACTTACATGGGCAGCAGATGCGAACACGATTTACGCTCTAAAAGCTTATCAGGAATCCAGAAAAAAAGTTCTGGAAGTGGACGGAATCTGTGGACCTGCCACATGGAAAGATTTGATTGCCATATAAAAACATCCCGGGGTTAATTCCCCGGGAACTTTATTTATAAACATATTTTGTATCATTTCGGGAATTTTAGACTGTTATCGTTAGTCACACGTTAGTCACAAATAAAAATATTGTTTCCTAATATAATAGCGCCAAAAACACTGTATTTACGGGCATTTGCGCAATTTTCTAAATTCTATTTGTTAGTCACAATCAATAAAATTAGAATAATGAAAATGAAATGTGGGAAATCCTTGTTAAATCGCTGAAAACGTTGATTTTAATAGGGTTTCCAGCATTTCGATAATGATATTTCGGTTGTTTTAGAAAGATTAAAATGGGTTCCGTTAGTCACAGTTAGTCACAAATGGAACTTTTATCTTTTCTATTTCTGTCCGAAGTTCTTCCAGTGTCCTATGTCCATATACCGCGTTTGTAACATCTCCACCAAAGGAGTGGCCAAGCATTCGTTTTCGGTCATTCTCCCGGACGCCGTATTTTTCGCACAGGGCTGAAAAGGTGTGTCGACAATCATGCGGCGTGTGTTTCGGATTACCGACTATTCCTAAACGTTCCAGTGTAGGATAGAACAGTGCTTTTCTGTGATGTTGCTGAGTATATACACATAGTTTCCCATCTTGTGCCAGTACTTTCTGTTCGACAAAATGGTATACAGCAGGATGTATCGGAACAATTCTATTTTTACCAGCTTTTGTTTTGATTCCGCCTTGAAAGTATTTCTCTTCCAGGTTGGTTGTAAGTTTTAACACTTCGCCAATTCTCCAACCAGAATAACACATAATAAGAATGAGCTGCGCTTCCGGGTCGTCGGCATTATTCCATAAAGTTTGTAGCTCCTGATCAGAAAATGGTGTTCCGTGTTCGGTGTCATTATCAGCATTGACATGGACATATAACGCCTTATTTTCCGTTACAATTTCTGAGTAAACCGCATATTTGTACATCTGCTTGAATAGAGTCAGGATAGCCATCTGACTTTGCTTTTTCAGCTTACATCCATCAATAACCTTTTGCATATCAGGAGCCTTTAAATCTTCAAATATGCGATTGTGCAGAACAGTGCAGTTTGTATAAGCTGTTCGATACGCTTCCTTTGAACTGTATGACAGTTTTGTCCCCTCTGGGAACTTCCACGCATAAAACTGTTTATATACCTCTGAGAACGTCAATTTCTTGATTTCCGGGTGTTTTCCTTCGACACCCTTGATTGTATTGTAGTCAGCAATCAAGCGGCTTATAAGAGTATCTATGTCAGTTGTAGGGGACACCTCAAGAGTCCGTTCCATGCCGGGCTGATACGTGCCGGCTTTGTATGCTGTCAGGACAGTGAAACCTTTTATCCAGTCATCCACATAGCAGATTGCCGGCGGACGTTTTAGTTTACCAGTATCGTCCGGTGTAGCTGGTGGATGTACTGCGAAACAGTTTCTCCGGTTCTTGCCAAGATAACGGATGCTGCCGAAACTATTCGGCAATTTTGGATATTTCTTTCTTTTCTTCGCCATTTTTATTCCTCTTTTCTTTATAGCTGTTTTAGGTATAAAAATAACAGCCGAACAAATTTTCTGGGTTGTTCGACTGCTCCGAAGATGATACAATATGTTTTGCCAGCATACATTTCTTCGGAGATGTATAAACGCCGTCCCGGTACGCCAATGCCGGGGCGGTTTTTACTAGTTATGCGATTTCCAATTTACTCTCATTACAATTCCTACAATCCAATAAATTCCACCAGTGAAGATTCCTAAAATGAAAATCCAAAGCCAACTTAAATACCATGGCATTTTTCTTTTTATATATGGTGTGCTAGAGCTTGCACTTGCTGACGAAGATGTAGAATTGTTAATGATAATGTCTCTATCTCTTGAACTTTCTAACTGTTCAACTTGTTTTCCACATTTCGGACACACTACGCAGTCATCGTCAATAAGCTCTCCGCAGTGCTTACAATATTTTTTCTTTTCATTCATGATAAACACCCTCCTGATATGTTTTCGCCACACTTCGCACTTTTTATGCGGATTATGTATTTTGTACCGCTGATTTTGCAATATTATGTAAAGTACGGTTATTCGTGGTATTTTTATTTTATCATTTTAAGAGCATATTGTAAAGATTTAGAACGAAATAGAGTGATTTAGATGAAAAAGAAATGTTTTAAGTGCTTTGTACTTCTCTTGCTGATCTATAAGGTATTTAGTCTTGTACATACCCCACAAAAGATAATTTCCAATAATAATCAGAAAGATATGCAGATAGTTCATTCGTATATGGTATATCAGGAGCATTCTGTCCAGAAGTATCCACATACAAACAACGGCGGTGGAAAAGTTTGTGATCTCGCATTTTTCCTCTGCAAAAGCATAATTTTCTTTGAGATTGTAAAGTTTGCCTACGAAATAACAAAAGTCCATGTGTATATTTGGCAGTTGCCAAGAGTCGGAATAGGTGGTATAATAGCAAAAGCGAACTAATGTTCGGTTCTATTTCCCACAAGCCGGACATATACTGTAGTGTAAGTGGTAGTTGCGACAGGGAGGGTTATTTATGGATTATAAGAAAGAGATTATTGAGATGGTTGAAAAATGCACGAATAATCATTGGATAGAAGTGATTTATATATTTGTGAAAAGGCTAATCGGATAACATTAAAAAAGACAAGGGTTTGCGCATTGCCCTTGTCTTTCTTTTTACTTATTAGAAATCATGTCAATAAGTTTTTCTAAATTGTCCCATCCCTCATCATCCAATCTGGCTAATGCAGACACGAGACGGTGTCGGAAAGAATCTTCTCCAGATTTCATTACGTCTGCAAGCATGGCAGAAATTTGTTTGTCTTTAATTCCGGGTACAAACATATCTCCGTTTCCAGTTCTGAGCCATTCTTCGTTTACGTTAAATTCTCTGCAAACATCATCAATAGTCCGATCTGACGGAACTTTGCTTCCCATTTCAATTTGCGCTACAAAATTCCTACTTATCTTTAGTTTGTCTGCAAATTCTTGCTGAGTTACGTTTAATTCTTTTCGCAACTCTTTAAACCTGTCTTTCAATTTAATTCCTCCTTTCTGAAAATATAATATCATAAAATGTTTACAAAGTCAACAAAAAAGTATTGACAAATGTTGTCTAAGGGACTATACTGTGTTTACAAGGTAAACAAAGGAGGTGGAAAATATGAAACGCCATCCGATTATGGAATATGTGATTCCAGCAATTGTAGCAAGTGTGGCAACAGTTTTAATCCGTTTAGTGCTAGGGTGGTAAGAATCGAAACAATAATCGGAATAGCCACATCTTTCAATAGTAACTTTTTAAATTCATGTTTTCTTTCAGCAATATAAGATTTTCCCTGTTCGGAAATCGTAATAGAGAGAGTTTTTCCTTTTGCATATCTGACCTGACCGTCTTGATTGATTTTAGGAAAAGATTCTCTATTAACAGAAATCAATTTTTCTTCTTCAAGAAAATTTGAAATTTTGATTTCATTTTCCGATAGAGAAGAATATTCAATTTTTTCTTTGCTTGAAAGATATTTCAAGAAATTAAATTGTTCTTTATTGAGATACACAATATCACCTCCCGTCTACTGGGAGTATATCACAAGAAAGGAGTGAGTACATGTCTGAAAAAGAAAAAAGAATCGTTGAAAAGCTAAAAAACGCGATTCCTAAGATGTCAGAATTTGACAAGGGTTACATTCTCGGAAAGACGGAAAGTTTTTCTGAGAAAAAAGATGATTCTGACCAGAAAGAAAACGGGAAAGGAGTAGATTATGAATAAAATTTTCGTTCCACACGAACTTAAAACAATCGAGGTTGACACAGAAAAGAAAATCTTCCGCATCAACGGAGAGGATTTCGGACGTGAATGTACAGGTTTCATGATTTCCTGTACACCGGATGGTTTCCGTATTGATATGGAAGTGGACACGACCATACACTTTGCGACTTATTCTAATAAGGGAGCACAGAAAGAACAAGGAACGTATTAAGCGGAAACTCCTTTATGTGAGTCACGCAGAGCACTGTAAGTTCCCAGAAGATAAGAAGCATTATATTCTGGGGTATATGGACGGAGTTATTGATTGCAGTAATTCTGACCAGAAAGAAAGTAAGAAAGGAGTATGAAATGAGCGAAGTTGATACTTACATTAAAGAAAATGCAGAAGTCCATCAGTTCGCTGCAGAGGTCGCAAGAATCATATCAGCAATCCCACAGATGCCGGAGTTCTCATCAGAGAATATGACCGTAGCCGATGCGAGTCAATTGATCGGACTCCCTATTACAGCAATCCGGGCAGGAATTGTGTATGGATGGTTGCCGATTGGTGTGGCTGTGCAGAATAATAAGCCGGCAAAAAGTCTTTCCGGTGGACGAATTACTTACATTATAAGCCCCAGGAAAGTCTATGAAGTAACTGGACATGTCTGGAAAGGTAAGGCTGCTCTTAATAAGTGAGTGCCCCGGAGGGAGTCGACACCTCCGCCCCGGAGCTTTGCACCCACTAAAATGCCTTAGTGGATAGATACATTATAGTTCTCTATCTGCTAATTGTAAAGACAAATAAGAAAAAATAAGGAGAAATTAGCAAGATATGAGTGAAATTAGAAACGAAAATCAGCTAACATGGGCTGACATCGAAGTAGCACTTGCGACTGAAATTGTCGAAGAAAGCAAGAAAAAGTCAAAAAGATGGTTCACAGCATGGGTTGTGACGGCTGCCGCACTGGTGGCAAGCAACCTTGCGTGGATTGCAGGAGAAATGAAATAAAATGAAAGAATATATGTTGATCGCCGTATGCATGCTCGCCGGGAAATATGTGGATATACCTATCTGGCTAAACATCTTTTTCGGTATCTCGGCAGCATGGGCAGTACGCCAGATGGAAGCAGACTGGCAGTAGGAAATAAGGAGGATAAGAAAATGTTCGAGAAAGAGATTGATGAAATTTACGAACTCTGCAAAAGAGTTCATAATGAAGTTCCGACAGCAAGTGCCACATTCAACTATTCATTTTATGGCATGAGCGTATTTGGACTCAAAAGGCAGGAAGATATTTGCCTTCCCAAAGACAAATTTAAATGGGATTTGTACCAAAACGTATCTTTTAACCCATTTTACGAGAAAGAAAGTCGTGAAAGTCTCAGAATAATCAAAGCTTTCTTGTTGGAACTTCTGATAGATGGGAAGTGTCCAAATGAGTAAGCAGATAGCGATTATGAAGCTTCTTCCCAGTCTGGAGATAGCAGGATGTATTAATGAACTGCTCAGAAAGTTTCAATCCAGAGGGGATTATATTCTGGATTATGAGAACTGTGACATGTCTCTGGACCATATCGAATGCCATGAGACGGATACATTGTATTGTTTTTTTAAAAGAGAGGAGAAAAGATAATGAAATTGTACGAAATTGACAACGCAATTATGGATTGTGTAGACATGGAAACAGGAGAAATCATTGACGTTGAGAGGCTTTCTGCTCTTCAGATAGAAAGGGATCAGAAGATTGAGGGTATCGGTTGTTGGATCAAAAATCTTCTGTCAGATGCAAAAGCCTTAAAAGAAGAAAAAGATAACCTTGCAGCACGTCAAAAAGTTGCCGAGAACAAAGCAACTTCATTAAAAGAATTTCTTTCAAAATATCTGGACGGTGAGAAATTTAAGACTGCAAAGGTATCAATTTCTTACAGAAAAAGTGATTCTGTAGATATTTCAGTGGGGGCAACTGTTCCTGAGGAATTTCTTAAATATGCAGAGCCTATACCTGACAAAATCGGATTGAAAGCGGCATTGAAAGCTGGAAAAGAATTTCCGGGAATTTCACTGAAAACTTCTCAAAATATTCAGATTAAGTAGGAGGACGCTATGAGTGAATTTGAAATCCGTATTCCGGCAAGGAAGAAACAGCCTGTAACTGATAAGAACAACCCAGTTGTGAAAGTATCAGCAGACGCATACAACGCACTGGTTGAAATCTATAACGAATCAACCTTATCAATGAAAGATATTGCGAGTTTGCTGATTATCGAGGGCAGTAAACATGTGGTTTATGACAAGGAGGAATAGCAATGGCAACACCCGTATTAATTATTGGAAAATCTGGTTCTGGCAAGAGTACCAGTCTTAGGAACTGCCAGAATGAACACTGGAATCTTATTAGAGTATTGAATAAACCGCTTCCGTTTAAAGGAAAGATTGACGGATGGTTTACAGATGATTACCAGCAGGTAATGAAGTGCCTGATCGCATCAAAAGCAGAGTCTATCGTAATTGATGATGCAGGGTATCTTATCACGAATCATTTTATGAAGGGACACGCTTCTGCTGGAAAAGGCAATGCAGTGTTCACTCTGTACAATGATATTGGAGACTATTTCTGGAATCTTATCCAGTTCATTGTAACAAAAGTACCGCAGAATAAAATTGTTTACCTTATGATGCATGAAGAAAAAGACGATTCCGGGGAAGTAAAGCCTAAGACAATTGGTAAGCTTCTGGACGAAAAAGTTTGCATCGAGGGCATGTTTACTATCGTTCTTCGCTGCATTGAAGAGAGTGGAAAACACTTATTTGTCACTCAGTCCAGTCAGGGAGCGGTAAGTAAATCCCCGATTGGAATGTTTGACAGTTTGACTATTGATAACGACCTTGCAGAAGTTGACAAGGTTATCAGGGATTATTATGAATTAGGAGGAACAGATAATGCAGAAACCAAATAATTACGATACTACACAGGCAGCAGGAGAATTTGAACCAATTAAGCTCGGTGGCCATAAGATGGTAATTAAGCAGGTATCAGAGAAAGAATCCCAAGGCGGACTTGATATGCTCATTATCTTGTTTGATTTTGCAGAAGGAGACGAACAGGCGGGGTACTTTATGAAGCAGTTCGAAAACGATATCCGTCCAGACAAGAAATATCCGAATGCCGGTACTAACTATATGATTATTGACGAGAGTGTAGATTATGGTGTCCGTAACCTTAAAACATTTATCACATGTGTAGAAAAGTCAAATCCGGGATTTGCTGTTAAGTGGGGTGATAACTTCGGGCAGCAGTTTAAAGGCAAGTTGATCGGCGGCATCTTCCGTCTGGAGAAAGACTGGTACGACAACAAAGAAGTAAAACGTCACAAGCTTGCATGGTTCCGAAGTATTGAGGGAATTAAGGATGCAGATATCCCAGAAGAGCGTACCACAAAAGCCTATGACGATCATCTGAAAGAAGAAGCTATCATGGGAGCAAATCCGTCAGGTACGGACTTCATGAGTATTCCAGACAGCGTGGCAGATGATGTCCTTCCGTTCAATTAAAAGGATGTGTTTTTAATGGTTATACAAGCGGACACAAGAGAACACAAAAAGGAATGGGAACGGATTCAAAAACAGTTTGATGACATTGGAGTACAGTATTTCAGATCAAAGTTATATTGTGGAGATTATCAGTCGCTTGACAACGCAAAGCTCTGTATTGACCGTAAGAAGGATTTACAAGAGCTTTGTGGAAATGTCTGTCAACAACATGAAAGATTCAAGGCAGAACTTATCAGGGCACGTGAAGCCGGTATTCAGCTGATTATCCTATGTGAGCATGGACCAGATATTAAATCAGTTGGCGATGTGTATTTTTGGGAGAACCCAAGGAAACACAAAGTTATCTGGAGGACGATAAACGGCAAAAAAGTAAAGACTGTAATCTCTGACAAGGCTGTTGATGGCTGCCAGTTGTATAAATCTCTCTGCACAATCAGAGATAGATACGGAGTCCGATTTGAATTCTGCACGAAAGAAGAAACTGGGCGGCGGATCGTGGAGCTGCTGTCATGACTAAGGGAGAAATCAAACAGTCAGTAAAAATGCCAGAAATTCTCTCCAGGTACGGGCTAAGGCCGAATAGAGCAGGATTTATATGTTGCCCTTTTCACAAGGAAAAGTCAGCGTCCTGCAAAATCTACGATGATTCCTTTTACTGTTTCGGCTGTGGAACTGGCGGTGATGTGTTTGATTTTGTGATGCAATACGAATCCGTCCCTTTTAGTACGGCGTTTATTGAGCTGGGTGGCACTTATATATCAAAAAAAGGTAAAAGCCGCAACCAGATCAGACATGAAATGCGAGATATTAAATCAAAAAAACACAACCCTGTTCAGGATCCTAATGAGATTGAGCAGGTAGAAAAGAACATACTTATGTACGAAACAGCACTAAAAACGTTCCCTCCTGATTCAGAAGAGTGGTATATGTGCCAGTTTAATCTTGAGAAAGAAAAAAGCAGATACGAAATGTTATCAGCTAAGTCAGGAGGTGAGAAAAATTCTTGAAAATATTGAAAACTTACAGGCACAAGACTTTATGGAAAAGCAGTTGTATGAAGAGCTTTTTTCAGTAAAAAGTAAAATTGACCGCTCAGAAATCAAGTTTAAGCTGATGGACCGGGCAAAAAGTGTGAAAGCGAAGCATATAGCAGAAGAGTTCATAAAGGAATTCCAGAAAGCAGAACAGGAAAAGGAAAAAGAAGAAAAAGTAAATCGTTCTATGCAGTTAGTTGAAAACATCACAAACTTTTATCCTGATTCTGTTGATAAGGAATATCCTAACATGGCTTGTGGTAGCTGGATAGCTACAGAGAACGGAATATTTTCCTCTGAAACATCTAAGGCAAGAGAACTTGTATGTCACCACCCGATCATGCCGATACGTCGTCTAAAAAACATCGAGACAGGAGAGGAACAGATCACGGTGGCTTTTAAAAGGGATGGATATTGGACAGAAATAACTGTTCCAAAAATTGACATTGCGACTTCCAGGGCAATAACTAATCTTGCAAGGTTCGGGGTGCAGGTCAACTCAGAGAATGCAAGGCTTCTCGTAAAGTATCTGGCGGATGTTGAAATGTACAATGCCGATATGATCGACATACAGCACTCTACAAGCAAACTGGGGTGGCATGGTAATACATTTGTCCCTTACGACCTTTCAATCGTTTTTGACGGTGAATACCGCTTTAAAACGCTATTCCAAAGTATACAGGAAAGTGGAGACTACTTCAAGTGGGTGACTCTGGCTAAGCAGCTACGATCATGCGGACGATTGGAACCGCGAATAGCACTGGCAGCATCTTTTGCGAGTGTTCTTATACAGCCGCTTGATGCGCTACCGTTCATCGTAGATTTCTATGGGCAGACAGGAGGCGGAAAGACGGTAACAATCAATATAGCGGCATCGGTTTGGGGGAATCCGGCACCGGGAGCCTACGTTGGGAATTTTCGTTCAACAGATACATCATTGGAGACAAGGGCAGATATGCTCAATAACTTTCCGATGATTCTGGACGACTCGAAGAATGCTTCTCAGTATATCCGGGATAACTACGAAACATTGATTTACAATCTCTGTTCTGGCAAAGGAAAAGCACGTTCAAATAAGGACCTCGGAGCAGCTAAGGAAAATACATGGAGCAATGTGACTATTTGCAACGGTGAGAACCCTATTTCGGAATTTGCAGATTCCGGCGGAGCTATCAACAGAATTATTGAAATTGAATGTTGTGAGGATATTTACGAGAATCCAGCAGAGATTAACGGCATTGTCGTGAAGAACTACGGCTTTGCTGGAAGAGTGTTCGTTGGAAATCTCAAACAGTTCACATCGGATGATCTGAAAGAAATGAAAGCCGAAATTGAGAAAGGTTTTGACGGATATGACTTTCCAGCAAAGCAGGTAATGGCAATATCTACACTTCTGCTGGCTGACAAATTAGCTACAGATTTCATATTTAAGGATGGACGTGAGCTGACGGTCGAGGACGTTGTAGACATACCTACACGCAAGAAAGATGTATCAGAAGGTCAGAGATGCTATGAATTCATTCTTGAAAGTCTCTCAGTGTACGGACAGCACTTTGATGCGCAATTTAGCTGTGATCAGTGGGGATTCAAGGAAACGCCAGATGAATATGGAGATGTATATGTATATTTTTATCCGAAACCTCTTGAAAACCTTTTGAAGAACAATGGATTCTCCAGAAAAGCCTTTTCGGCCTGGGCGATTAATCGAGAATTAGTCAAACACACGGGGAAAAGAGATACGGTATTAAAAAGAGACGGGGGAAGTGTGATGAGGCTTATTGCGGTAAAGATTGTCGATATAAAAAATCTCGAAAACGAGCAGGAAAATGAGGTTATTGAAACTGGTTTTCTGCCAGCTGATGCCGAAACAAATGTTCCGTTTTCGTAATTTGTAACCATGTAACCGTTGTAACACGAAAAAAAACATCCTATAGGAGAAAGTTTGAGAGTGTATAAAAAACATATACTCTAGTGATTCTCCTATATAAAAACCTTGGTTACATTGGTTACACGGTTACATACCTCTGAAACCCGCATAAAATAAGGGTTTTTGGCGTAACCAATAGGTCGAAAAAGTCGGTTACACGTTGGTTACAAAATTAAAAAGCATATACAATTAGATTTATTATAGCAAAATTAATTGAATATTACAAAAATATTTAGTTGACATAATTATTACAAGGAGTGGTTACAAAATGAAAAAAGACGATCTCAATAAAAAGCAAAGATATGCATTAGATACAATGCTGTCTGGCAGTAATGTTTTTCTGACAGGTGACGCAGGAACAGGCAAGACAACGGTTATCCAAACGTTCATCGATGAGGCGGAAAAAGCTGGTAAAAATATTCTGGTATCCGCCACTACTGGAATTGCAGCGGATAATATCGGATATGGGGCAACTACCGTACACCGAGCATTGAATATTTCAATTAAATTTGAGGACTATAAGAAAAAGGTGAAATCCAGAGCTGAACTTCTGAAAGAAGCAGATGTTCTTATCATTGATGAAATCAGCATGTGCCGGTTCGATTTGTTCAATATGATTGCAAAGACGATCATCACGGAGAATGAAGAGAGAGCAGTTGACAGACTTCTGATCGGAGAGGACAAAGAAGACATTCAGTTAATCGTGATAGGTGATTTCTACCAGCTTCCGCCAGTTATTACGACAGACGATCGAAAAATTCTCTGTCGGATGTATGGATCTGATTATGGAAAGGGTGGAAAGTATGAACATGGATATGCTTTCATGTCTGAATACTGGAAAGAAATGGGATTTGAATATATCAAACTTGATGAGGTATGCAGGCAGAATGATGAGGGATTTAAGTATGTGCTGAATGATATTAAATATGGCAACAATATTAGAAAATCCATTGCATATCTGGAGAACAACGAATCAGACAAAGTTATACCGGAAGCGCCGTTCTTGGTTGGCACTAATGCAGAAGCTGACAGAATTAACAATACTTTCCTTGGCAAGTTGGATAAAAAGACCGAAAAAGTGTTTCATGCAGCAGTTGACGGCGAACTAACATCTGCCGATATTAAGAACATTGCATTTGCCAAAGAGGACTTAATTCTTAACATCGGTGCAAAAGTGATGATTACAGTCAATGATCTGTCTGGAAACTACGTTAATGGAACGATTGGCATCATTCAGAAAATTGTGGAAAACGGAGAATTTGAAGAATCTTATCTGGTTATCAAGACTGATAAGGGCAAAACAGTTAGCTTATACAGATACAGTAAAGACATTGAGAAACAGGTTATTGAAGAATCTGAACAGAAAAAAGACGGTCAGAAAATCGTAAAAGAGAAGATTGTCCGCAAGAAAGTAGGCTCTTTCTCTCAGTTCCCGGTAAAACTTGCCTGGGCAATCAGTATTCATAAATCACAGGGACAGACATTTGAAAAAATCAACATTGACCCTTGCTGTTGGGATCCTGGACAGTTCTATGTGGCTGTTTCCCGGGCTAAATCAGCTAACGGCATACATTTTATCAGACCGATAAAACAGAGCTATATAAAGGCGTTTAGCAAGGATAACGAGCGACTTCTTGAACAGAGTTTTGAGGTAGAAGAAGGTGTATAAGTATGAGAGTGACGCACGAGCAGATACCGAACACCATAAAGTTTTTACAGATTGATTTTCCGGCACTGGTCCTCCAGACTGCCGGAATTGAGGCAAAGGATGAATACTGGCAGCAGGTAGTTGAACAGATCCATGTTGTGTCTGAAAAATATAGCAAAAATGGATTTGTAGATCACATGCTTGTTGCTTATTCGGATTATCTTTCTAAGATGTTTAATAAGGCAAAAGAATTGGAAAAGGAGAATCAAAATGCCGTACAACACGAAGAATAGATGCAAGCAGGGACAGGCTCTCAGAAAAGAAATATATATGTATATCGTCAGTTATATCAAACTGGTTGGATATGCACCGTCAGTTACAGAAATTTCTGAAAGAGTGGATGCCGGGAGAGCTACGGTCTGGAAACATATTAATCAGTTGATTGATGATGACCTGCTCAAGACGAACCACCCCAGTACCGACAGGGCATATACTCCGGTTGGGTATGGAATAAGAAAGATAAACAAGGAGACAAAATGAAACTTTATGACATTGTTACAGCAGATGGTACATTCGTCGACAGTATGAGCAGAATAGAAATTTTGGAACGGTTCGGGATTTCTAAAGGAGTCTTTCAAAGATATCTGGATAATGGCGATCTGTTAGAAGGAAAATATCAAATAAATGACTATGATTGCGATATAAAAGCAAGGAAATGTAAGGACAGGGAATTATTCTTACAGTTTGACATTCTGACTCAGAAAATAAGGAGGACTGTTGAATGGGAAAACTAAAAAAGCGTGGAGGTCTAACACAATGAATAAAATGCGTGAATATGAACGAGGCAGGGAGGACGGGCTTGACCTTGCCAGACGAATTGTCAAACAGGGCGGGATTGAAGCTCTTGAACAGGAATGCAAGTTCCGGGGTGCGACCGGGATACATACCTCTCTGGCAGTAAAAGACCTTGATAAAGCGTCAGAAAAGATAAAAGAGGTTATAGCGGATTCATTTGTAATATTGTCAATCGCTGTTCTGCATGATGATTTCGGTTTTGGCGAGAAACGCTGTCAGAGATTTAGAAATGGACTTGACCGGGCTGCTGATTATATCAATGACGGTCTGGCAGAATGGATTGATTACGTAAACGCTATTAAAGAAGAGCTGGGGATTGTATTAAAGAATCCCGGAGAATAACGGACAGGTAGCATTTGGATAAATTAATCATGGAGGACTGCACAATAGCGTGTCAGTTACTTACATGGGGAAAGTGAGGATGGAAAATGAAATTATATTTCTACATTTTAGACAATGACAGAGAATTCAATCCGGAAACTAGAACATTCGGAGACCCTGTTTTTAAAGTCAGAGTTGAGGAATGCGAGGTAATTGAGAAACCAAAGACGTACAGAGCAGTAGCACAGTTTCCAGAAAGACTTTACATTGGATATGTAAAAAAAGAAGATATTGGAAAAATTTCTGGTTCTTCAACACCGTACATTGTGTTGGAAGAACCTAATTATCAGTTCGTAAAAGAAACATTCTTGGAAAAATACAATAATGATATTCGCAGATTTAAAAACATAATTGCAATGTACGAAAATAAGATAGCTGCGGTTGAGAATTACAAGGAGGACGCAAAATGTTAATCAGAAGTCAGAATAAAGAGATATTAGTTAATTTTAATGTATCAGCTGGTATCGAAATTGCAGAAGGGACTACAAAAACAGTTGTAACATCATATATCACTGGATGCAGTTATTTACTCGGAGAATATTCCACCAGAGAAAAAGCTATGAAAGTACTGGACATGATTCAGGATGCATATGCAGATGCAAAATTAAATGAAATTCTTCTTCCTGATGTCTGCAAATCGGCTAGTGAATCTCAGAGGGGAAAAGATAATACATCAATTGCAAAAACTATTAGAAAAGATTTTATGAAAAAAATGATATTCCAGATGCCAGAGGATAGTGAGGTGGAAGTATGAGCGACGAAATGACATTTGCGCAGAACGAAGACGGCACATTTAGTGCATACGATGATACCTATGACGTTGTAATACACTGTAAATCGGAAGATGAACAGAAGAAAGTTATTGAGCATTTAAAATCTATCAGCTGGATTCCGGTCAGTGAGAGATTGCCGGAGAAACATAAAGATGTAATTGCAACTGTTAAATATAGTGGTTTTTGTGGAATGTACGGAAAGTGGTTAAAGACAGCGTCCATTAATGACTATGGTGAATGGAACGGAGAATGTATAGGCGGTGAAGTTATTGCATGGATGTACTTGCCAAAACCATATAAGGAGGACTGAATAAATGTTAAAAATAATACGATGCGAAGGAGATGGGCAAGGTAGCTGCAAGGGATGCAACGATAAAGGCATCTGGAACAGACACTGGACGTGCTTCTTATACAAGATAGAGGGGCAGGAAGGCTGCTATTGCGACAAATGCACAAAAGAAATTATGAGGAAAGAGGAGAAAGACTGAACATGGAAATGTTAATTTTTGAGAAAGACGGCAAGACCTACACCAGATTCAAGATCACGTTAAAAGAGTTTAAATTAAAGTTTCTGAGAAATCTGCTGACAAAATACGGTATTGACACATCAGGGCCGGTCAAGAAGAACAGCAGATACATTTACTTCGAAAAGGATGGAGACTGGATTAATGGGAAGATGTAAATTAGAATGCCCGGACGGTGAAACAGAATGCTACATCTGCTGTACGAAACAGGATTCCTGCCAGTGCAGATGTGATGAGATGGACAGTTATGAATATGCGGAGGAGTGCGAAGATTATGAGACTGATTGATGCGGATGCAATGAATGAAGAGTTATTTTACAAGCAAGTTGGAGGAAAAGACAGTTTAATTACGGCAGAAAGTGCGTTTAAAATGATTGACGCACAGCCGACCGCCTATGATGTGGAAGTAGTTGTGGAGCAGTTGGACACATACATAACAAAGCTGGTCGGAAGAAATTCCGCGCTATATCAGACAGTTATGCAGATTGTGAAAGGTGGTGGGTTGAATGAGAGAAATTCTTTTCAAGGCAAAGCGGATTGATAATGAAGAATGGGTTGAGGGGTGCTTGGTAATAGATCATTCACGGTCAAACTTATTTGAATATCGAATGCAACCAGTTGAATCAGGTGTTTTATACGCACCACCTATTAATCCAGAAACCATCTGCCAATATACAGGCTTGACAGATAAGAATGGAAATAGAATCTGGGAGAATGCTATTGCAAATACTGATTCAAATGTATGTGTGCAAATTAAATTTGGAAAGTATTCTGACAGGTTTGCAACGTGGAAATATCATCAAGGATTTTATATGGCTTTCTCGGACAAAGGAAGAGATTTCTACCGTAAAGAATTAGGATATTGGCACAATAAAATCGAGATTGTTGGAAATATCTTTGATAATCCAGAATTAGTGAAGGAGGAATAAGCATGGAAAAGACATGTAAAAGCTGCAGAGAGAATGATTGTGGTCTCTGCGATCGCACAGGCCGTCTGGTAGAAGACGACGATCAGTGTGAAAAATGGACGGGCAAACAGACAGACTGGAGAACTAGAATGATGCAAACGTTCCTTGCCGGACATTAAGGAGGGCGAAATGGTCAAAACAGAAGAGACAGACAAACTGGTTGAAAGATTATCATGCAAATTATAAGAAAAAGCTGGAGGAACACAGAAATGCAGTCATTTCCGAAGCAGAAAAAGAAAAAACGGACTAAGAAGAAAGAATCAGAGAGACCGAGCATCCTGCACAGCAGAGAAAGCGGCACTTGCTATCTCTGTATGAAGCTGCATAATGATTACAGACGACATCCAGTTCTCCAGGAACATCACATTTTCGGAGGGTGTCCGAATCGGACACATTCAGGACACTATGGACTGAAAGTATATCTCTGCAATGTGCATCACCTGGCAGGGACAGGACCGGAGGCAGCAGGGAAGAGTTTATGAAGATATTCGGAAAAAATTTTATCATGGAGGACCACAAACATGATGGACATTAACGACATTAAGAAATTAATTGACAATGTGGTACAGAGACCGTTTTTCTGTAGTAATACAGAGATCACAACAGATAACGGCTATGTGATTACTACGAAAGAACATTATGAGAAACTAAAAAAAATATTGGCTGGATATAGTAGATGTGCTCAAGGAAGAAACCAGAATAGATTTAGAAATCCGGTGGAACGACAAGAAATGACCGATTCGGTCACTAAAAAAGGGTGCTACTAAAATTCACATAGATACATCCTTCCTGTGTGAGCCTGTCAGATCACAGGAAGGAGAAAGGAGAAACAAGATGCAGAAGAAAGAAATAGATGATCTCAATGATACCATAAAATGGTTTAAGACAGTAAGAAGAAACAATGATATGGCGTGTATCCTTCCAGACAGCCCGATGATGAAAAACATCATTAAATGGCTTGAGAAATTAAGAGAATACGAAAACCGTCAGGAAAAAGGAGAAAAACACGATAAGTCAGTATTAGTTATAGATACACCAGAAAAATGCTATGATTGCCCGTTCGGAACTGCATACTGCGGCGAACTTGAATATGTGGGTTATTGTGAATTAGCTGACTGTTTAGATTATGATGTAATTCTGATGACAGAAGAACATTATGATTACGAAAGCAAATCAAGACCTAAATGGTGTCCATTGAAGCCATTGCCGGAGAAAAAAGAGTATATCGTTCCGAATGACAATGTAGAATCACAAAAAGATATTATTGCGGTTGGTTGGAATGCCTGCTTGAGAGAAATTACAGAAACAAGCGATGAAAACAAGCGATAAAAAGTAAGCGATAAGAGGTGGAGAAATGATTATTTTAACTGGAAAAATCGTGTTTGTAAAGACACAGGAAGAATATTTGAGTGTTCTGAAAATGGCAAAGCTTCAGGGATTCACATGGGCGAGAGAAAACCATTTAAACCCTATCGTAATTCCGTTTCCAAACATATTGAATTTTTACGACAGTAAGATTGTTACTTACAACTATGTTGAAAAGACAGTGTATGAAGCATCCGAAATCGTCGAAGATGAAGAAAAAATCAAGGATGCAGTAAAACTTGTCAGAACGTTCGCTAAATACCCAGACAGAACAGCATTGACGGATGCATTCATTGAATCATTGAAGCTGCTCACAGACGCTATAGAGAGTCAGATGGAAGAGGTGAAGTAGATGGAGAGATTAACAGAAAGAGAAAGAAATGTTGATGGTACAGGAGTTGCAAAAGAAGAAATTACGGATGGATTATTAAAACCGTTTGCGGATAAAATTCTTACGAAACTTGCTGTTTATGAAGACTTAGAAGAACAGGGATTGCTTGTGAGATTGCCGTGTAAGGTTGGAACAGAAGTATATTACATCTTAGGTATTCCAAATAAGACACCATGTACAATCGACAAGTGCGTATTTAAGTTGTCGGATATAGATAAAATCGGTGAATCATTATTTCTCACCCGTGAAGAAGCTGAGAAGAAGTTGGAGGAGATGAAGAAATGAATAACAAACCTACACCAGACATAACGCCAAACCTTGCTATATCAGCATACCACGTACTACAGCAATATTGTACTGGACAGTCAGCGGATTGCAAAGGCTGCGGATTCTACGAACACTGTCCAGAATGTTTTCGAGGCATGCCATGTGACTGGAACTTAAATGAAGAAGGTGAAATAAATGAAGTTAAGAAAGGCAACACTGATTGATTACGGAGTGCCGCCGGACGATATACCGACATTACAAAGCCACTTGCGGAATCTTAGCGAAAGCGATAAATATAATCTGTTACAGGTATCTATTAAATATGCACCCGGCATCGAATCACAAATCTATGACAGCATCGTGAACAGTATTGGTTATCGGACAATGGAGAAGATCAGGACAGTTCCTGCAACAGAGAATGACTTTTACGGATACAAACGCAAGGTCATGGCGGAATATTATCATCTGGCCAAACTGATTGGCAGGCTTTAAAAAAAAACTTAAAAATTTATAAAAGTGGTAGAGAGCTAAATCTCCCCAGTGTGGTATTATATTTGTATATAACTGCTATACTGGGGACTTTTTTGAATTCAGAAAGGATATGATTGGATGTTGATAGGATGGCAAATGAGAAAAATTTAATACCAAATTCTGAACGAACTCCGAGCGAACTCCGAGAAATAACAAAAAAAGGCGGTATTAAGTCGGGAGAAGTGCGCCGTCAAAAAAAGACCCTTTCTGAATTAGCAAAAATGATAGCTGAGAATCCTGCCCCGACCACTGCGAAAAAGAAGCTCACAAAGATGGGAATATCTGATGAGGATGCAAATAACAATGCCTGCATTGTAGCTGCCGTATACGATAAAGCTATTAAAGGAAATATGCAGGCAGTAGACAAATGGGAACAGTTGGTAGCTGTATCAAAATCAGACGAAAGCAAATACGAACTTCCTGCCAGAGTGCTCGGCAAGGCATTCGTGGATATTAACCGACAGATTAAGCCTAATATCGAATATGTATTCGAGGGCGGTCGAGGTGGTCTGAAATCCTCTTTCGTAGCTTTTAAGATTGTTGAGCTTATTAAGAATAATCCACAGATGCACGCCTGCATTACAAGACAGGTGGCAGGCACTCTGAAAGATTCCGTATACGCCAATATGAAATGGGCTATCAATGAACTTGGACTGATGGAAGAATTTGAATGCAAGGTGTCGCCACTTGAGATCAAGTATATTAAGACTGGACAGACAATATACTTCCGTGGTCTGGATGATGAAACCAAACTGAAATCCATTAAGCCGGAGTTTGGCTACATTGGAATCCTCTGGAAAGAAGAAAAAGATCAAATGAAGGGAGATGCTCAGGAACGCTCTGTTAATCAGTCAGTGCTTCGTGGTGGTGATGAATCCTATGATTTTTCATCATACAACCCACCAAAATCAAAATCAAACTGGGTAAATAGGATTAAGCTCACACCTAACCCAAAAAGAGTTATTCATCATTCAAGTTATCTGGAAGCCCCGGCAGAGTGGCTAGGTCAGAAATTCCTTAATGATGCAGAGCACTTAAAGGAAGTCAATCCAGAAGCATATGAGCATGAATACCTGGGTGTCCCAAATGGTGACGGCGGAAACGTATTTGAATATCTCGAAATCAGAGATATTACAGACGAAGAGATCAGCCACATGGACCGCATTTTCGCTGGTGTAGATTATGGATGGTACCCGGATGCCTTCTGCTATCTCCGAACTTATTATGATTCTGCCAGAGAGAAGATATATCTGATTGACGAGCTGTATGTAAATAAATGGAGCAACTCTAAGACTGCTGATTGGATCAAGAAAAAAGGCTATGACGATTACACAATGATATGTGATTCTGCGGAACCTAAGTCTGTGAATGACTTCCGGGATGCCGGACTTCCTGCAAGAGGAGCAATCAAAGGACCGGGAAGTATCGAGTATGGTTTCAAATTCTTACAGACAAAGACTATAGTTATTGACCCGAAGCGGACACCGAACGCATATAAGGAAATCACGGAATATGAGTACGATCGGGACAAAGAGGGAAATGTAATAAGTGGTTATCCTGACGGAGATGATCATGCAATCTCGGCACTTAGATATGCTTATGAGCCGTTGTTTAACAGGAGAGGTTACAGTGCATAATGGGACTTATAACAACACTAAAAAGGTGGTTTAATATGATATTCAAAAAACAAGCCGAAGAGGACTTCAACATTCAGGCAGCAGAATTTCCAGAGATGGAATCGCTGATTAACCGGTGCGCGAACATTTACAGAGGTGCGCCGGAATGGCTGGATGATAAGAATAATATCAAGACGATCAATTTTGCTAAATCTGTCTGCTCAGAAACAGCTCGGCTCGCAACGCTGGCGATCGGCATTCAGATAGACGGTTCTGCAAGGGCTACGTGGCTACAGGAACAGATCGACAAGGTATATTTTCAAATCCGTCACTGGGTAGAATATGGCTGTGCTTATGGAACAGTATTTATTAAGCCAAATGGAGAAGGACTTGACATATTTACTCCGGCAGATGTGATAATCGTAGATTATGATAACCAAGAAATCAAGGGGATTATATTTAAAGATTCTTATACAGTTGGACGGAAATATTACACAAGGCTTGAATATCATAGATTTGTTGAGACCACAATAAATGGCGTGACGACCTATCCGTACTACGTTTCTAACAGGGCTTATGTGTCGAAATCCCCTCAGAGCATCGGAGATAAGATCGACCTTAAACAGACCAAATGGGCTGACCTCATGGCAGATACACCGCCAATTCTCAAAGCAAACGGTGAGAAGCTGGACGGACCTCTATACGGAGTACTTCGGACGCCGCAAGCGAATAACGTGGATATTAATGCACCATTGGGATTGCCGATTTTTGCCGAAGCTATCGAGGAGTTAAAAGACCTCGACATTGCATACAGCCGTAATGCCGGAGAGATTTTTGACTCTCAGAAGATTGTTCTGGCAGATGATAGACTGCTGATGCCAAGCGGTACACCTGTATCAGCCATGTCGCCACAGGGCATGGAAAACAGACGGAATGAAATGAACTTACCGCACTTTGTCAAGAATGTATTTGGTGAAGGACAGGATACGTTCTATCAAGAAATCAATCCACAGCTCAATACAGATACCCGTATAAGCGGAATAAATGCCCTTTTAAGCCAGTTGGGGTATAAGATTGGATTCTCTAACGGGTACTTTGTTTTTAACGAATCTAGCGGTATTCAGACGGCTACGGGCGTAGAAGCAGAACAGCAGAGGACAGTGCAATTCATTAAAGACGTGAGGGACAAGCTGGAATCCTGTTTGGATGAAGTAATCTACGCACTGAACGTTTACGCTGACCTGTACGGACTTGCACCTGTCGGAGCCTATGAAGTTAATTATGATTTCGGAGACATTCTCTACGTCAGGGAAAATGACCGTGCAAGGTGGTGGCAGTATGTGACCACTGGCAAGGTTCCGGCATGGCTGTATTTTGTGAAATTTGAGGGAATGACTGAGGAAGAAGCGAAAGCAATGGTCGAAGAAGCTCAGTCAGACGAACCAACACTATTCGGAGAGGAGTAAGAAGATGGCAGATAAACCAGTAACAAGGGAAGAAAAATATCTTGCGTACTTAACAGGTGATTATAAAGGTGAACTTCCGAAGCCAATCACGAGAAAAGAGAAGTATTTATACGAATTATGTTTAAAAGGAATAGGCGGCGAAATCTCGCCGGAAGAAATCAAGAATGCAGTAAATGAGTACCTTGAAAAGAATCCGGTCAAGCCCGGAGCCACGGCAGAACAGGTACAGCAGATCGAGCAGAATAAGACGGACATTGGTTCACTGAAAGAGGAAACTGGTTCGCTAAAGGAAGATATAGGTGAGATTTCTAAAAAGCAAGGGTATCTAAGCAGTTATGTCACGGACAGTACTATAAAAATTGATAATGAAATTTATGATGTCACGACTATTATAGATGAACTGTTAAAAAAGGATGTAAAAAAATAGTAGTAGATGTTGATTGCTATGTTCAGAAATCAATTATTCCGAATAATGGAATAGAAATAGTCGGAAATGGTAAAAGCGTTATTTATTTTGAATCTGGAGATGGATTTAATTTTTCGGAGGGTAGCGACAACACATCCATACATGATTTAATAATAAAGGGATATAACATACAAGATGATGTAAATGTTAAAGATAACTGGCTCATCAATATATCAAGTGATTTACATAATGTCAAATTATACAACTTAGATATAGAGAGCGGTTATAACGGTATAAAGATAAATGGATGGATAAATAATTATCTAAATATAATTGTTAGTTATTTTAAAGGAATTGGCGTTTATATTGGAAGAAGTGATAACACTTTTAACACTTTTTATATAAACGGTTGCCGAAAAGAGGGTTTATATATTTCATCCAGTAATAACAGAATTGATAATATAAAGATATTATCATGCGGGGAAAATTCTGATTCTTCTTGTTTTTTTAACATAATATATAGCAAGAATTCTCCTTCCTCTATAGGTGGGAGATGAATT